AGTATCTGAGCATTTATTGGACATACCACCACTAACCTTAAAAGCTACGATTGTTACTGGTGTATTTGTAGCACTGCTAAATCAGATGGTTTACGACATTCTGAGAGGTCACGCCCAAAGAAAAGGTTGGACAGGAATATATAGTTTTATGACAGTGCATCACGTTAAAAAAAAAGAAATAGTAGACCTGACAGCACCGTTTGATGACGATGATGATGATACCGATACTGATACAACAGTATGGATAAAACCTGAAAACTTAAAAGACAAAGATTAATATGAAACTATATTTGTTAAGAGACTACTTAAATGATGAGGTTACTTTGGGAAGATTGTTTAACCCCATCGATAACTTTCATGTGCACACTTTAGAACTACCTTGGAAGGATAACGCTAAAAATATAAGCTGTATTCCAAAAGGTGAGTATATTGTTGAACTTGATTATTACCATCGTGGAAAGTATCCAGCATATGAACTTAGGAACACTCCTAACAGGACTGAGATAAAAATACACATTGGCAACTACACAAAAGATGTAAAAGGCTGTATTGCTATTGGTAGCGAAAGAGATGTGCCTGGTCAAATGGTTAAGCAGAGTCGTAGGGCTTACGAAAAGTTTATGGAATACACCAAGAGCGATAACAGGTTTATGTTAGAAATTATTGAGATATAACAGAAGAGGTTAATTATGTTTGGAATAGGCGATGCAGTAACGGCTGGTTTAAAGATTATAGATAAGTTTATACCAGATCCAAAAGCTAAAGCTGACGCAATTTTTAAGCTAAAGAATTTAGAACAAGAAGGAAACATGGCCCAATTAAATGCCTATGTAACCCAGCTCAGTGGTCAAATAGAAATTAATAAAATAGAAGCAGCTAGCTCAAACTTATTTAAGTCAGGCTGGAGGCCATTCATTGGGTGGGTCTGTGGAAGTGCCTTTGCCTATAAATTTATTGTACAACCATTCCTACTTTTCTTAGTAGCTTTAGGCCAAATAAATATCGACATATCAATACTACCTGTGCTTGAGTGGCAAGAACTTAGTGCAGTCCTAATGGGAATGCTAGGATTAGGCTCTATGAGATCATTTGACAGAGTAAAAGATAAGTCACCTCGCGGAGAATAATATTACTTATCTGGTTTGTTTCTACCTAACTTTTTATGGAAGTCCTTTGCTAGCTTTTTAAGTGCTTCTTGTTTCATCTCATGAGCTTCTTTCTCTTCCAAAGCGTCCATGAGTGGGTACTGACACTGGTCATGCATACATACTGCACATAACATTTGAAAACCAACTGTTAGTTTTAATGGTGCTTTTCTTTTGCAGCTATCGCATAAATCATTTGACATTTTTTTTAGATTGTTTTTTAAGTAAGCTTTTTTTCTGTTCAGCCTTTGTACTATTAACCATGCTCATTGAATTAAATATTCTTTTTAATATTTGATTGTAAACGTCTTTACATTTACTCATCTTGGTCACTCATTTGTTCTACCATGTCATACATACAAGTTAAACATGTAGGGCAAAAAGCTACTGGCAATATTCCAAAATCACCTACTATACCACCTTCAGCGCACTCGTCAAAATCTACATCACATACTGAGCAATTATATAAGTTATCCATGTTTTATAAATACTCCGCTTTAACTCTATCGATACCATGCTGTGCTATGTCCACTGTTCCGTTACCAGTGTGAGTTAGCATAACTAATCCTGACCACCAATCACATTGGGCCTCATTGCCTTTGACGTAGCTAGGAACGTAATCTCCATACCAACCTACATTAATCCCTTGGATGACTGGCTCTTTTCCCTCCTCAGACGCTCTCTTAGTAGTGTGTACTCCAAATCTATGTGTGTGCCCAAAGACAATTGCTCCAGTGTGTTGGTCAGCAGCTTTCTTAGCAACATAATCACCGCCAATAGGATTGTTAGCTCTCTTGCTCATTGGGGCGTGAGTAAATGCAGTACCCTCAATATGAACATACTCTCTGTAATTAATAATTATCCAACCATCTTTCTTGCATCCCACAAAATCTTTCTCAGGAATAAAGCCACTTAGCTCTGGCTTATCTTGTGTATACCTGTATGTGCGTACTTCATGATTACCTAGGAGCCAGTATAAGTTTGGGGAATACTTTTTTGTTTTCCACCTGGTTTGCTTATCCCATAAGTCATATATGGGTTGCATCATAGCGATATAGGATTTAACTCCCTTATCTATATCATCTTTTAATCTGCGACCTTCTTTAATCAAGGGGTTATTATTATCGAAGAAATTAATAGAATCTAAACTTAGGAAGTCACCCATTTGGACTATATTGTCTGGTTTATTATCAACAATAAACTTACCAAGAGCTTGAAATCTTTTGTCATGGTGCCCTGGTTCTGAATGGGCATCGCCAATACATAATGTGGTGTTATACTTCATTATATTTATTCCTCAAAATCATCAAAATTATCTTCATTACCGTCTTCTTCCTTAGTAGATGGCAATAATCCTTTCAAATGCAAGTCATTAAGAAGGTCTAAAGCAGTAATAATAGACAGTAACCCTTCCTCACCACAGTCTTTACACTTGCTTATTTCAAATTCTATTCCGACATCTGAACTGTTGCCACATCGATAGCAGTAAAATTCATTATCCATATTTATTCTCCATTATGTACTTACCGCTTCTATTAAATTATTTACAATAATTTTTTTAGAAGGTTCTTCAATCCATTTTTTTGGTATTATAACAAAGTTATATTTATAACCATTAGATTCGCACCAAGCAGAATACCTAGTTTTTGAAGTTTTATATAATTTGTTGTCATACAAAAATACAAATCTAATATCTAATTGTGGGTGTTGCTTTTTAATTAATAAATGTTTTGCTCTATCTGGAGAGGTAAACCTACCTTTAGCTTCAATTATTATGCCATTAGGCAATACCCAATCTGGTTTATAAGTGTGAAGTTTACAGTAAGGTAATACTAACTTCTCATACTTTGCACCAGTGCCCTTTAATTGTTTTGATAGCTCATACTCAAACCAAGATCTATACGGTTTAGGAGGACTTCCTTTTTTACTTTTCATTACAACAATCTGTAAGGCCAATTAGCATGATTTTGCTCCATAACATCTGCATTTAATTTACTATTAAACTCTTTCTCAGTAACTCCCTGCCAAGCAGAATTACGTGAAGTGCCTACTCGCCTCTCCGACATAGGTACATCTGTAAGCTCTTTTATAGCATCATTAAACCATCTGCTGTAAATAGCTGCCTTTTCCGCATCTCGTGCCTTGTTGCCCTTCCAGTTAAGCCTAAGACTGTATTTAATAGAGTTACCTAAAAGATATCCCACATACTGCTCTGCTGTGAGTTTAGCTTTTATAATATCTAAAACTTCAATACCGCCTTGGTCATAGTAACTACTATTAGGATCTTTGCTCATATTAATACTACCTCTGCTTTTGTTTCTATCCATGCTTTGGCTCCACAGGACAATGGTTTATCTGGATGGTACACAACTCGTGATTTACCATTAATGATAGCCTCTTCACATTTAATGCTACCTTCACTGGTCTGAACAGTCACAGCATCCTGCTCACCTTTCCTTATCTTGTGCATATCCATATGTATACGTTTAATATACCCACTACATAATTTCTCTAGTACACTCATACGTCACACGACCCACCAGTACAAGCTAACTCCTGGCTACTAGTAGTATTGTCTTCTTCCTCTTCTAAGTCTGCCCATTTAATATTTTTAGGAAATTCTTTTAATAGCTTTTTATATTTATTTTTATTAATTGTTTGGTAAGGTGCTTGTTTATAAGTTCCTCCGTCATATGGTAGGAAAGATACTCCCGACATATGGTCAAAGTTGGCATATACCCAAGCCCCTACCTCCATCCACTCGTCTTCTCTAACATTAATAGTAACGCTTGGCTTATGCTCACACCAATGCTTCTGGTAAATTAACCACCTCTCTAAGTCGTCTATAGCACTGCAATCATTTCTAGTCTTACAGTCTTTGGGAGCTTCCATTGGAAAACTAAAAACAGTAGTAGAATCTGGCTTTCTTACACAAGGCTCATACGGAACACCTTTATCAATCATAAACGATGTTAATGGGTCTTTGTTGTCTTGTCTAACCGTTCTGATGTAGTAATTGTCAAAACGAGTATGAATTCCAGAAGCAGTATTGCAAAGACTAGACACAGTGCCACTAGGTTTGACGCATGTAATTGCAGTTGATTCAGGTATACCAAGTTTTTCTGCCCAAATTTTATTAGTAGTGATTGCAACATCTCTCATCTCCTCTAGCCATTTAGGTAGGTCTTTGCTTTGATGATTGCCTAACACCGCATGGTCACATATCCCAGTCAAAGATACTCCTAAAAGACGCTCTTCTTCAGTGTTGGTTTTCCAAATCTTACGCAAATAGCGGAAGTCAGACAAAGTAGACTGTAAGGTTCCTAGTATAGAAGCTACTTTTACTTTTTCTTTTAAAGACTTTAAGGTATCGTCTTCTCGAACTATTACTTCTGACAAATTACAAAATTGGTTTTTCCGCAGGATAATTTCTGAACATGGGTTGGTTCCAAATTCATGGTTAGTATCTCTTCGTTCTGGGGATAATCGTTTTGCAGCTTCTCGGTTAAATATTCCTCTCTCTCCACTACGAGAGTTATGAAGTGCTCTCCACTCATCAATAAACTGACTCATACCAGGCTTGCACTCATACGTTGCACTGTTGTTTGCTAAACTTCTTTGGTTGTTTTCTTCCCACCAAAATCCAAACTTAGCAGTTCTCATGCTAGAATCTTCAAGGTCTGACAAACTAATCATCGCTGACCTACGAACACCACCTACTACGACTATATCTCCTACTTTGCACATCAAGTCATGGCACTCTAGACTCGTCAGTTTACGTTTCTTTGAATTTTTAAATATATTTATTGTAAAAATAAATAGAGATTCTAAAGGTTCAGGACCAGAAGCTCTACCACCGAATGTTTTAAGTCTTTCTCCTTTTTTCCGTACCTTTGACACATCCCACTTAGGAACTTGTCCAGAGTAAAGCATTGCAATCATTTCACGGTATGCCTTAGCCCAACCTATCTTGCTATCAGCTACAGTAATTATGCTGTCTGTGTCATAAAATTCTTCAGCTACTACTGGAAGTAGATCTACATATTTATGCTCAACTGAAAATCCAACACCAGTACCGCAACATAGTATATATAGTGCTTCATCAAATGCTCGTGGAGTGTCTATAGGCATGTAAGCACAGTTGTAACCTGCAACATGATCTCTGTCTAAAGCTTTACCTGATGTCATCATAGCTCTCATAGAGGGCATGACTTCTTTTCTTAATATAGAGTCATGTACTTCATCAATGTCTGCATCTGTAAGTAAACCTTTGTCAAGCCAGTAATCAGTGTATCTACCCACTGTCTCACCCCAAGTTTCCCGCCTTTTTTGGTCCTCTAGGTATCTGGCGTACTTAGATTGGTGAACATAATCTTGAAAAAGTTGCATTAATTAATCTCCTTTATTTTATTTATAGATTACTATCATAGAAGGAAAAGGAGCAGAGTT